ACTAAACAAAATCAAAGTATTTCCTTCTAAACTTATTGATAAGTTTTTGATAAAGTTATTTCTTCGTTGATGTGTAATTAAATATTGAACTTCATCTTCATAAGTTTCAAATGATTGTGGATTGTGTTTGAGAAGAAGAACTTTAATATTCAATTTAGAAAGATATCCTTTCTTAATCAATTCATCAGTTTTAATTAATTTATATGTTGGGCCAAATAAACCTTCAAGAACAAGTTTATGAGTCTGTGTTCCATCAAGTGTTCCTGTGAATCCAAATCTATATTTTGCATCATGAAGATTAGACATAATAGATACAAGTGATTTGGATTTGAATTGATGAGCTTCATCTCCAATTACTACATCAAATTTTTGAAAATATGATTTATCTAACTTGTATATTGATTGCCAAGTAGATATGATTACTTGCTTATCTGATACTCTATCACTGCCTCCATAGACTCTGTGGCAGTATTCCTCTGAGTTCCATCCATAATCCTCAAAGTCCTTATACATCTGCTCTACAAGGGATGTGGTGGGGACTATAAGGAGAACATTCTGATTCTGCTCTACAAAGTATCTAACTACAGAATAAATCATCAATGATTTTCCTGATGCAGTAGGAGATAATATTAATTTTCTTTTATATTTTAATGCATCATAAACTCCTTGTATTTGATAATCTCTTGGACTGTGAGAACAAATACTAGTCATGTAATCTTTAACACCTTCCATAGAAATAGACTCATCCATTTCTCCAGGAAGACCATAATATTTGTTATCTAATAATTCAAAAGTATAGTTGTGATTTTCGCAGAAGGAAATAAGTTTATCCAATAAACCAGAATAGATTTCTCCTGTTTGTAAGTTGAATAAACGAATTTTACCATCCCAGTACTTACTTCTATACTGAGGCATGAACTTGGCACCAGGAACATCAAAGGTAAACTGATCACTCAATTCATATTTGATATGTGGTTCGCATTCTATTTTTAAAAATATTTCGTTCTTTTTTGAAATCACTAAATCAGACATATTACATACCAGACTGGAATCTTAAAAAGTCAATGGAGTTTTTAATTTGATAAGTTCTGTTGGAAATCATTTTAATAATTTCTTCTAAGTATTTTAATATTATATCATAATATTCTATTTTCATAAACATTTCTGATAGTTTTTCATCAGCTTCAATGTGTCTTTGCATTCCTTCTTTATCCCTGACTTTATATGGAAATGGTTCTTCCTTATAAACATCAGGTGATGCTTTCCCTGCATAAAAATTATATCTTTCTAATCTTTTATGGTTATATTGAACCTCTGCTCTTTTTCTCAATAGTGAAATGTTATTGTATATTTCATAATATTTTGAGTGTAAACTTGCAACTTTTAAAGATTCATTGTGTAAGTCATCTATGTTGATTTTGGAGTCTTCACTCCACATAGATTGAATATTTTCAAGAGAAATCATAAACCTGTAATAATTCTATAGTAAGTATACTTGAAAGTTACCTCTGCAGTAAAATATCTAATGTCTTCTTGTGTAGCATCAAAGTCTAGACCTGATAAGTAGACCGGATATAATCCATCAAAAATAACTTGAGATTGAACATTGAAACTGCTGTTCAAAATGTTTAGGGTTGCATCAGACCTTTCATAGAAATCATTCTTCAATGCTTCAGAATTGTATTTGTCAGAATTTTCTCTTAGGTCTGCATACTGCTCTAAACTGTATGGGAACCCCAAACCAGTCATCCAGTTCCATATTTCCATGTAGTTTTCCATATCTTCATCTACAAGAAAACGTAGACGAAAATCTTCAAAGTTCATTTTATCGCCAGGAATATCAATATTCTTCCCATAGCGAGTTTGAATTGCGGAACCCAATGTAATGGCAGGAATTCCTGCATAGTTGGAAAAAAAGTCTACTTTGGGTGCCTTATCTAAAACGAACTTAAACCCTATTGGCGACAATAGGTTTTTATTTGTTGGAGTACGATTTAAATAACTAGAAGACATTTTTTTAATTATTTAGGACATAAAAAAAGGACCTCTTTTGGAGGTCCTTGAAAATATGTGAGATAAACTCACATGAGGTTCTTAACAGCAACTCTTCTGTAGTATCTGTTAGCACCAGCCTTGATGGCACCCAGATCCTTATCAAGACCATTTGCAAATGGGTTAGCAACCATACCATATCTGGTCTTGAATCCAATCTTGGGCTGGAAGGTGTCCTGACCAACAGCACGAACCATCTGGAGAGGAACGTATGGGCAGTAGAACAGACCAGCATCATAAGGATTGGTTCCCTTGTAACCAACAACATAGTATTGGTTAGCAGAAAGGTTAGCAGAATATGGGTCAATGTATACCTTGAACTTACCATTAATAACACCAGCAAAAGTATTGCCAGTATCATCAACACTCAGGTTAGCATTGAGTGCAGGGGTGTAATCCAGGATTCCTGCCATTGTGAGTGCAGAAGCAACATCAGATGAGCAAAGAATGGTGTTACCCTTCCCTCTACGAGTTCTATATGCAATAGCATTAGCATCTCTTTCGATCTGGAACAGAAGTCCTTTGAACTTCTCAACAGACCATCTACCATTTGAGTCAACATCAAGGTCAAAGGTGCCAGCATTAGCAACATTGACTTGTGCACCAGGCTCAGCAGCCTTGTAGATAGTTCTGATGACTTCTCTGTTGATTTCAGCAAGGATTTCTGAAGACAGAATGTTTGCCAATTCTGCTTCAGCATCAAGACCATGAATAGCCTTGAGGTCCTGTGCCAGTTCCAGAGTGTACTCAGCTTTGAGTGCTCTTGACTTTGCAGTCACAGAGATTCTCTCAATGCTGAATGCCATCTGGTTGAACTGGTCACCTGAACCAGCACCCAGATTTTCTGCATCATAGGTGGACATACCTTGTCCAACTCTGTACTCTCTTCCAGTTGCACCAGAAGCATTCAGGTCTGCGGGGTTGAAACCATAAGCAGTCTTTTGAGCAGCAGTAGCACCACTACCTTGGAAACCAGTAGTACCAAAACCAACTGAAGAACCATCATCTGAACCACCAGTGTAGTCGCCAGTTGTGGTATTGTAACCATCATCTTGACCAGAGTATGCTGAGTCAACTTCATCAAAGAAGGTCTCATTACCATTCTGGTCAACATATCTGCTTCTCATTGCAAAGATAAGTCCAGTAGGACCACTCATTGGTTGAACACCAGCGAGATCATATGCAACAAGGTTAGGCATTGAACGTCTGATCAATGAGATCAGAACAGGGTCAAAACCTGCAACTGGACCACCTGGAGCAGCACCATGACTGAAACCAGCAGCACCACCAGCACCAGCAGTGCTGGCATACATCCCTGCAGGGGTTTCAGAAAGGAAACCTCTTTCTTCTTGTAAAAATCTTTCTTGGTTTTCGAGCAGAACAGCAGTAACAGCCTTTCTATATGGGTCAGAGATCTTATCAAGACCTTCTGCCTCTAAAAGGGGTTCCCACTTTTTCTGCAATTGTTCTGAAAGGAACATTGCTTTTTCTCCTTGTTTTTCTTGTAAAAGTGTTGTTTTAACTGAAATTATTTATAATTAAGATTAATTTCACTTAGAATATTTGGAAATTGCTCTGAGATAAGCATTCATATGGGGACCAAAGTCCTCACCTGCTTGTTCAGTCAATACCTCATTTTTCGAAGAACCTGTTGCTCTATGGAAATATGATTCCTTAAGAGATTCAAGTTTTTCACGATATGTATCTTCACTATCAAACTCAACACTTTCAGCAAGACCAGCAAGCTTCTCCTTCTGAGTTAAAGCTAACCCTTCAGCGACATCATTGAAAATGGTATCGCTTACAGCCTCACTTAATCTTTGATTTAATTGAACATTTCTTTCGATTTGTTCGTTGAGTTTTTCTTCCATTTCATCTAATCTCATAACCATATTCTCTAATACATCATATCTATCTTCAGGGATTTCTACATAATGTTCTTCAAAGAGTGACTTCAGACCACTCATGAATGATTCTGAAAGTTCTCCTTTCAGTCCATTCTCAATCTGAAGAGCATTTTCATCAATCCACTCTTCAGCAACATACTCAAGATAAGCATCTACTCTTCCTGTTAATTCTTCTTTGATTGCAACAACTTCTTCAACAAGTGCTTTGTTGAACTTATTCTCAAGTGATTCTTTAATTTCTGCAATTTTAGTTTTAACTGCAGTTTCAAAAATGAGAGTTGCTTTCTCTTTGAACTCTTCGGAAAGGTCTTCACCACCAATCATTGCATTAACATCTTCTGTGAAGTTGAGTTCAAACTCTTCTTCCATATCTTCTTCTTCTTCTTCTTCATCCTCATCTTTCTTCTCTTCTTTCTCCCCCTTACCCTTCTCACCCTTATGCTCAGCTTCTGAAACTACTGCATTAGTATCTTCTTCAGAGTCTTCTACAAGTTCTTCATCAGTCTCAACTTCTTCATAACTTGCTTCCTTGCCAACAATTTTAGCAGGCATTGAGTCAGCAGACTTAGCTCCTTTGTTGACTACATTCTTAACTTGCTTAAGAGTAGCACTAGGAGTTTTCAACTTGTTTGAATCTCCTAAAGGATGATTCTCAGTTGGGGTAGGACCACCAAGATCTTCCCATGAACCTGATTGACCTTGTACTTTTGCATCAAAACTTGGCATTGATTCAGCAGGTCTTGCACCTTTGTTTACAGAGGTGACTGATTTTTTAGTAGATACTTCCATTTCTTGTAAGTTGTTACCGGCACTCATTTGTATACTCCGAATAAAAAATCTTTGATTTATTCTATATTTATTTATAAATTACAGATTTGTGAGATAATCATTCAGAAGTTTAAGTTTTTTCTGCTCACTCAATTTTCTCTGTTTTGAATATAATTCAATTCTTCTTCTTGTATTTTCTGCTGCTTTTTCTTTAAGAATACCACCTTCCCAAACCCACTCTTTACCTTCCATAATTCCCTGAACAAAAGCATCAGGAGCAGAAGGATCTGCAACAATATCAGCAGCAGTTGCTAACATAAAATCTTCACCAACATATTTTACTCCATTTTTTTCTACCATAGAACCAAGTCCTCTGGAAGAAACCCCAAGCTTAACACCCTCATC